CCTGCCGCAACAGCTGAAATAGAAGCTGCTAACAATCTAGCATCTCCTACAGTAGCTTCGTCTGGTGCTGCAAAATCTATACGACCTAATACCTCGTTAGCTACTACATCTGTTTCACCTGTGTATAATCTTAATATAGCTCCTGTGCCTGTTTTAATTTGAGTATTTGTTGTTAATGATAACGCTTGATTAAAAGTAACACCACCAGTTGCTCCAATAGTAAATGCAGTTGCTCCAGCACTACCACTGTTATTATACTTGTATGTGTTTGATATTACGTTTGTACCAATCAAATTAGTAGTACTAAAAGAACCAGAAGATACTGCGTTAGTTACTGTAAGACTATCTACGTAAGCATCTTTCCATCTAACAGAATTAGAACCTAAATCTACATCACTATCAGATTGCGGTCCAAATATATTATCTCCCAAATAAACTTGTTCTGTGTTAGCAGCATAAAAATGTATTTCATCTGCTGTTTCAAAATCAATTTTTGTTTGGTTATCTTCTCCAATTTTAATATCAGTTGCTAATAAAGATGTTATTCCTGTTTGTGCTGCTGCAACGTCTAAATTTCCTCCAGCATACGTTAATCCAGTTCCTGCTGTATCAGCATTTAACATAGAGCCATGAACAGCATTAGCTTGAATTGTTGCTGTTCCCCCTGCCGCTACTGCAACATCGCCACTAATTACATCTATAATTTCATCTCTTAATGTAGCAAATGTAACTTTTTTCATTGTGCCGTTATCAGATACTGCAAAATGGTCTTGCGAATCATTCAACCCTGAACTTAATGTTGATGAAATGCCAGCAACGTCTAAATCTAATGTTACACTATTGTCTGTATTTCCAGATGCTACAGTTTTTGTAAGTCCAGTACCATCAGTCAAATCAGATAATAATGGCAAATGTATTGTCGTTGCACCATCATCTGTAGTATTACTTGCTAATTTTCCTATATATAATCTTTTTAAGTGATTTTGAAATCCAATTTCGCCGTAATGCAATCCAGATGGCAACGGAGTGCTTTGGTCAAAATCACTAGCACTATTTCTTTTTAATTTAATTCTATTACTCATTGTTTACCCCTTTATGTAAATGTTCCACCATTTATGTCATTGTCGTCTATCCACTTACCTGATGCTGCATCATATTTTAACACTGCTCCATTAGCAGGTGCTGTAATGTTTGTATCAGTTAATTCTGAAACGGTATCTTCTCCAAAATTATCAGCATCTGTAATAATTACATCAGCTGTACCGTTATCAATTTTTAATTTATTGTCATCAAAAAAAACTATTTTTTTATATACATCTTTTATTTTATTCGGTTTTGATAAACTTCCACCCATTATATCCTACCTATCGTTATATATTGTACTATTTACTACTGTTGATTTTTCAGTAAAAATAGTTGGTTGTTTAATTACAGTTTCTTTATCTGTAAAAATGTTTACATTTATTATTGTTTCTTTATCAGTCATTGTAGATGTTATACTTTTTTTATCTACTTTAGAAACATCAAATCGTGTTTCTTTGTCTGTAAAACTATCATTTATATTATCATCAAATGAATCAGTTAACTCGCTAAATTCTCCATTATTATCTGATAATGAAGCTAATCCAAATTGATATTTTCTCCAATTATTAGCCATTAATCGCCTATTTGTACTATAGTAGCTGTTGCCTCATGAACTCCATCTTGATAAGCAGATGCTTTTATTTTACAATTAGCTATAGCAAGATTATGAACAGGTATACATACCGATTCACCCAATGACAAATGTGCCATGTCTTGACTATTAATTCTTACTATTATATTATTTA